CCTTTGCATAAGGTCCAATTCTCTTTAACATCTTTAATAAATTGAATCCATTCATTCTTGCTCGCATCACTAGTGTTAGTGGCATTTTCTGAGCCAGATTGCGAGAAAAAGTCATTCTCAAGTGCATCACGGATGTACCCAATAACACATCCGCTCATGGATTTGGGAAATTTCTCTCGTACATATAGAAATAACCCAGCTGACATAGTCATATAATCTTTAGATCCAGACAACACAACCAATAGGGCTGTCAACCCTTCAACCTCTCTAACAATTTCGTCAGTGAGATCAATTCCTCCAAGTGCGGCAATGCGACTTAAAGATGGAGTAAAATAATTGCGCAATTCTACTCCTAAATGTGGCTGCATTTTCTGTTCATTATTACTCTTGCTGCCACGTTTGTAAAGAACTTTGTCTCTACTTTTCTGTATTTTACGAGACTTAATGCCTCTTTTAAAGGATTCTCTTCGGAATTCTTTATCTTGGATTCCATATGAATCCATTTGCTCGCTATGCGAGCTGGTTTCGATCTTTCTCAAATCGAAATCCATTATGCCAATATTACCACCTAAAACTCGTTTTATTCTTATTGTAACTTTATTTCATGAAGGGTGGTTTTCTTGATATTTGATGAACGGGAATCTTGGTTAACCCTATTCAACATAAAGCTTCATATAGCTTTCTACGAGTGTTAAAACCAACTAGATCAGAATTTCGGATTTACCCATACGGAACCGGTCTACACTAGCTAATAATAACAAACCTTGCCAAAATTTTCTCAGCACCCTGACATGATAAACTATTTCCTTTCGGATTAATGAGGAATTGGCATAACCTCAATTAACGGTCTTCATAACCTATAGTTATCAATCGGTAGCGATACTAATTATGGTTCAATAGAACCTCGTATAGTTCTACATCCACTTAATGTGAACCAATGTGGATACACCACAAGGGGAAATAAATCCCCGACAATTATAAAAAGCAAACATTATCGTAATAAGTCCATATACGAAAATGTAATTTATAATTATCAAACAACAGTTTGGACTACAGCGGAAGATATCCCAACCTTTACAAAGATATCTTCAAATGGGCACGATTTTCAAATTGATAAACCAACGATGTGCTATTCCGCTGGTGTCATTTGTTGATCAGACAGATCAAACCCAATGACAGGGCAAAAACTAGTTTAAACAAGTTTAGATTGTTTGAGGTAGTATT